CGCATCCCTCCGGTGTCAGATTATGACACTATGCTCCTGCTCTACATTTCAACTGATATTTCCTGTCGTCCGTGAACATCGGAGACGCATCATATATCTTGAACTCAACGCCTTTGTACACCGCATAGAACTCTTTCAAATTCAGTCGGATTTCTTCCATCTTGTCGCACGTTCGTGTCTCAAAAACGATTGTGTTTTCGAGTCCGGTCTGCAAGACTGCGTATTTCTCATTTGTTCCCAAACTCTTGACCTCGCACCAACAGGAATAAAACTCCGTTTCCTCCTGCTGCCGTCTGCCATCAACAACGCTCGACACCTTGCGAATTATCTTGATTCTGCCCGTCATTGTGCTGCACCTCCGTATATTTCTTTCAAAAGCATTGAGGAGGCAGCAGAGGCAAGCAGTTTCGTGTCGCTCCGGTATTTGTCACGGTTGTCGTAGAGTTCTTTCACGGATATAAACGCAAGCAGCTTTTGACGGCTTGTGAGGCTGTACTGGTCGAAATTCGGAATCAGTTCCGTCATTTCCTGCATGGTCACATCAAACATCAATTCAAGGATTTCCATGTCGTCATCATAGTCGATGTGACAATATACCTTGCATGTGGCAATCAGACCGTCTCTGTATTTCTCTTTTTCTTCATCCGTCATGTTTCTCACCTGCTTTCAATAGCAGGACGGATTCACCGCCCTGCTGCTTTGTTACCCGTTGACAACCTCTGTGATTTCGCCCTTGATGACTGCATCTTTGTCAACCGCCTGCACATCGAAACGGTCACGAACCTTGAGACCTGTCATGTCCTTATCCCATAACCCCGCACCTTTGTCATTGAGGTCGATTGTCAGAACATTTCTGTCAAAAAGTGTGATAGCCTCTTTCAAGTCACCGCAGAAAACAGGATGCTTGTACCCGTCGATTGTATGACCATCGCTGTTCATAATCGGTGTGGACTTGAGTGTTTTCTTTGACAGTTTCACGATTCTGTATTCTCCGAAAAGCATCTTTCCCTTTGTCTGCTGTGTCGGGTCTTTCTGCAAAATATAGTTTCCGTCCTTATCCTTTAACTTGTCGAGGTAGTTGAAACCGCTCTGATTTGTGATGACGATTGAGGATTCTGCAATCGCAGGGTCTAACTGCTCATTGAAAATGTCCTTGAGACTGTCGAGGTTCTCCACTGTGACCTCTTTCCCCTTTGTCATTTCGTTGAGTACCTTGAGAATCATTGCGTTACGGGTTGCCTTTGTCTTTTTCGCAATCCATTTGTTGATGTACGCCATGATGTTGGCTGCTGTGTCCTCAAGCAGTTCGGCGGTCATCTTGAGGATTCCACCTTTTTTCTTGACCTTGTACTCAATCGGTAAAAATTCCGGCTCGTCCATCTCCGGAAAATCCGCAGCCTCGTCCACGTTGTCGAACGGTGTTGATTCTGCATCGACCTCAATGTTTCGTGTTCCGGTCTTTGTCACAACCCCCTCAACATTGACATACTGCTCAAGGTTGTCGGATGAACGACGCAGTTCGATGATGTCTGTTCGGATGTCCTCCGGAATAGTCACGCCGATTCCGACCTCTCCCTCACTTCCTGCGGTTGTGTCGGATGTGAGTGCGTTCTTGTACACCTCAACATCTGCCTCGTCTGCCTCTCTGTGCAGGAATCCCGCTTTTACGATGTTGACGAACGCTTTCACAAGGTTCTTTTTGTCAACCTTTTTCTCACCGCCGACCTGCTTTGCAGTGCCTTTGTTGACCTTGTCCTCAATACTGCCCTGCTCGTCCTCGTCCAAATCATAGAGGAGGTCGAATCTGTTCTGTAACTCCTTGAGTTCTTCCTTTGCTGCCTTTGCCTTGTCGAGTTTTCCGTCGTTCACAAGGCTCTTGACTTCATTTTTCTTGTCGTTAATCTGTTTCAATAACTTCTGTAATTCCTTATTCATGACTTTCTGTCCTCCATTTCTTACATACCGTAAAGGTATAAATCATCGAGAATCTCCCGCTTTTCTGCCTCGATTCTCTGTTCCTCTGCCTGTGTTGCTGCACTGTTTCTCTTTTCCAGTTCTGCAAGCACCGCATCGACAATGTTTTCTTTTTCAGTTCCCTTGAGTGCCTCCGGAATATTGTTGTATTTCTCAAAATAGTCGGATGCACACGCTGCGACTGCTGCCTTTTCTTCGATTTCGACATTGAAATACTGCTGCATCTTCTTACTGTCGAACCATGTCTCATTGCTCATGAGGCTCTGAATCTTGTCTCTTGTGACACCCTCCTGCACATGTTCCATGTAAACGTCAAGGATTGAATCCTCGCAGAGATTCAGCTGTTTTATTACTGCCTTGAAATCGTCTGCGTTGCCGTATGCCATGCACAACGGTTTGTGAATCATTGCTTGTGCCCCTGTTGCAAAATGCAGTTCGTCGCAAGCGAACATGATGACCGATGCGATAGATGCAGCCATTCCGTCGACATAGCCGACTTTGTGTCCGTCGTATCGTTTTAACTGGTTATAGATTGCCAGTCCTGCAAATACGTCTCCACCTCCGGAATTGAAATAAATATCAATGTCCTCATAGCCATCTAACTGGTTGAGAAAATCTGCGATGTCCTGCGGGCATCTGTCCTCCTCGTACCACATGGATTCCCATGTTGCCGATACAATGTCACCGTAGAAATACAAGGAACATCTGCTCTGTTCCTCGTCCTGCTCTAAATCCAAATAGCCGACATTTTCGACCTTTCCGCTGCGTTTATTCTTCTTTGTGAAATCAAAACGTCTCTTTGGCATGATTATTCACCTCCCTCCTGTTCATCCTCGTCCTCTGCCTTGTCGGTTTCGTCCGGTTCTGTTGCTGTGTCCGGCTGCTCTGCGTCCGGCTCTGTCTTTTCTTCCGGCTGCTCCGGTTCTTCGGTTTCATCCGGTTCGGATGCACCTTTCAAATATGCTGCTCCCGCCATAGTCAACGGAACGATGCTGCCATTTGCAAGCAAAACATCGCCTCCCTCCGCATCTTCCATGTCGAGTTTACGTCTTGCCTCATTCGGTTTGATAATCATTCCCCCGACACCGTTTCTCAAATATTCCATCTGCGTTTTTGAATCAGTGCGGAACAATACCTTTTCGTTGAATTTGTAATAATATCCGTCGTCTGCATCTTCATCCGGCAGTATTTTGAAATTGATTTCCTCCTCGTACTGCTTGATTATGAACAGTTCTGTGTCAACGTAGAATGATAACTGCTGCATTTCGCTGTTACTGTATGACGACTTTGAATAGTCGTTGATTTGATTCGGTTTCACCCCGAACGCTCCGGCGATTTGCAGTGCATTGTATTTTTTCAGTTCAAAGAACTGCGAATCTGTCAGTTTGATGTCGAGAGGTGTGAGTTTCATCCCCAACGGAACAGGCAGGATTTTTCCTGTATTCTTCGCCCCGCTACCGAACTCCTCAAATGACTTGACAAGTGCTGTTTTCGCTTTTTCGTTCAGTTCTCCGGTATATTCAAGAGTTGCCTTTGCTGTCAGACCGCTCTCATACAAGTTATTCATGAACGCCTGTGATTCGGATGCACCCGCAACCGTGTCTCTCAATATCTGCTGCACTGGTAGTCCTGTGATTCCGTCAAAACTGAATGATGTTTTGAAGTGCATGACCTCGTCTGTACTGAACACATATTGACGACCGGATGTCGGGTCTGTGTAGACATACCACAAACGCCCAACTCCTGCGAATATTCCCGCATCGTCAACGACTATCTGCACACAATTTGACTGCATAACCCACAAATCAACGATTTTGATTTCACCGCCGTATTTCTTGCGGTCAAACTTCTTTCTCATGTACACATAGGCGTTTCCGTAATGGTTGCGGTTGATTTCAACCGTGTTCCAAAATGTCGTTGGTGTCATAAACGGATTCGGTCTTTTTGAGAGCAGCTTTGATGTGTCCGTCGCCTCTGCCTCAATGATTCCCTTGTCCGTTTTCTGATAATATTTGATAGGCATTTTCGCAAGGGTCTCCGACAGCATCTTGAGACATGTGAAATATGTGACCTCTGATGTCGGTTTCCCTTTTCTTTTCAGTCCTATCCGTTCAAGGAACGACGGTGAGTTCAGTGTCACAACGCCTCCGCTGTCCTGTGGTTCACCTCTCCACCAATTTGAAATTTTCACTCCTAATCTCTGAAACGGATTCATTTATTTCTCACCGCCTTTCTTCATGTATTTTTCAAATTGCTCAAGCCATTCATTGACAGTCTCATTCACATCCGGACGGTATTCCTCTTTCATTGCGTGTTTCCATGCGTCGATGATAGCGTCAATCGGGTCGATTCTCTCTGTCGTGATGTCTTTGTCAATTTTTATTTCGCCGTAGTTGTTTGAGATGGTCTTTGCGTTTGCGATAGACCACACAAGCAAGCCATCGGCAGGAACAACAATCTTGTTTCCCTCTTTTCCGACCTCGATTCCCTCGATTTCCACGTTGCCCGCCAAAATCTCAAGTCTGAAATCAACTGTCGCATCGTTCAACTCTTTCGCTGTCTGCGTGACAGAGATTGAATCGAATCCCAACGCCTCAAGGTCTGACAGGAACGCCGATGCGTTGTGCGGGTCATAACATATCAACTGTGGTTTGAGGTCGTATTCTTTCACCAAATCCTCAAGATATTTGATGATGTATTTGTAATCTGTCTTTATTCCTCCCAGTGTCTCGGTCACTGTCACAAGACCCTTTTCAATCCATACGTCATAAGGTACTTTATCGGTCTTGATGTGTTCATCCACCCTTGAGGACGGAATGAACGAATGTGTGTGTACAAAATATTTCTTTACTCCGTCAACCATGAACGGAATCACGATTGCGATTGATGTCAAGTCGCCTCCGGATGACAGGTCAACCCCGACATAACATTTTGACCCTCTGAAATCCTTGAGTGATTTCAGAACGGCACATGCTTTCCATTTTGCGATGTCCTTGATATACAGTGAATTTGACCACTGCATCCACATATTCAACTGCTTTACGAGGAAATCTCGTAAATCCTCCCCGCCCATATCACGGGCGGTATGTGCAATCGGTATGAGGTTTTCAAGAGCATCCCTGTCAAATTCAAGAATCGGGTTCGCTTTTATCCAGTTCTCCGGAACATATCTGTCGTCATGCTCGTCCATCTGTGCGATATATACGAACTGACTGTCGTTTTCAAAAACGCCCTTTAACAGATTGCAGCAATATTCATACAATTTATAACAGGGTGATTTGAGGTCGAACCCTGCTGTCGTGATGACTGAAATCAATGCCGACTTGAGTTTCTTGATACCTCCCTCAAGCAGCTTGTACATCTGATTCGTCTTGTGTGCGTGATACTCGTCGACAATTCCCAAATACGCACGGTGTCCGTCAAGCGACTTTGTATCACCGGACAACGCTTTGATTTCCGAATGTGTCAATAGACAGTCAATCGTGTGGTTGTGGTCATGCACTTTGAACCATTCCGACAAATCCTCGTCCGAATTGATGAATTTTGCGACCTCGTCAAAAACGATGTTCGCTTGGTCTTGCTTGGTAGCTGTACAAAAGATTTTTCCGTACTTGTACCCGTCAAAATTCCCGTAATAACATGCCAAAATACCGTTGATGAACGATTTTCCGTTCTGTCTGCCTAATTGCACATAGGACGTTCTGAACCGTCTGTATGATTTTTCCTTTGTTCTCCACCCGTTGAGTGACCCTAAAATAAAGCACTGGAACGGATATGCGGTCACATGCTCGTTTTCTTCGCCCTCTGCAATGGTCAATTCCTCTGCGAAATTGATGATTTCCTCTGACTTTTCAACGTCGAAATAGTATTTGTACGGTGCTGCTTTCGATTTCTCAATGTCGTCGAGGTGTCTTTGACATGCAAGTCGGACATATTCTCCGGCTGTTATCTTGCCCGAAACAACATCAAGGGCGTATTGTGTGCAGCGGTCTTGTGTTTCTCCTGTTTTCGCCATACCTTAATTTGCATATTTCGCAAATTTATTCTCCGGCTTTTGCTGCTGTGGTTTCGGTACGACCAAACGGCAGCGTGAGGAGACTGTCAATCCGAAATCCGATGCTCCCTGTCTGCACTGTTTCATGCAGCGGTCTTGAATAATCATGAGACGCTCACGTTCACCGTTCACGACCTGCCTTGTACCGACCTGCACACGTTCTTTTTCTCCCGTGTCCGGATTCGTCTTTGTCTCATATACCGGAACATCCTCCATCAATGGAGTTGTTCTGATTTGCTGCGTGATTTCGATGTACTGGTCTTGTGCAATGAGTAATCTCGCCAGTGCATCGCAGTCAACATTCGCAATCAGTTTGATTTCAAGTAATTCTTTCGCAATCTTCCGGAACTTTTTCTTTTGCTCCGGTGTCAAATATGACGGAGGTTTCACTTTGTCGTTCGGTGCTACAACCTCGGCGTTTTTTCGTGCCTCAATTTCTGCTTTTGTGAGGTGTTTTCGCCCGTTCATAACAACCAAATCCGTGGGTTGTCTCTGTCCTGCCATGTAGCAACAAACCCCCTTTCCGTCAACATTTCAGTGATTTTGTGTCACATTCTGACACCCCTTTCGGATGCACCTGTCTACTGAAATTCCCGTGGGGAGTTTTCTCCAAACAAAAGAGGGGGTGCGACTAGAAATGAATCGTACAAAACTTTTTTATATCCCCCTGCCTCTCGAAAGTGGTACTCAATCAGTGACCTCAACTGTTTCTGTGTTGCTCTCATGCTCGCTTTGCTCTGCTTATACAGAGCAGTGATTGTGTTGTGTGTCTTATGGTTGAGAGGTATGAGGTTGAACGGATTCAAGCGTTGTTCCCAGTCGTCCTCAAGTTCAACTATGTGGTGTACTGGTTCGCATGTGAGTAGTTCATTCTCGACATACAATGCGTATATATCCACGTTGTCATAGACCTCAATGATATGCTCCCGCATCGCCCGCCATTCCTTTGACACATAGAACTCGGCTGCTCTCTTGTCTCGCCGTGTGTTGTTGTATATCATGTGCCTCGACTGCTGCCGTTGCTCACATTCCTCGCACATCTTTACTGACTGTGGAATCAACTTGCCACACCTGCATGATTTCAAAAGCATCTGCGTTCTCCTCTCTTCATTGGTTCTCCTGTCCTGTTATCCACAAGAGGCGGGCAGTTATGCACATTACTGTGTACACTTACCCGCATATAACAGGAGGGCAAACAGGCAAGAAAAAAGCGACTGCATATCTGCAATCGCTCGTCTCAACTGTTCACGCTAACATATTATCACGTTTATTTTGCCTTTTGTTCACCCACTTTTTACCCCTATTTTCACCCTCATTTCACCCTGTTTTCACTCCGTTTTTATCATTTTCAATCGCTTTTGCACCGAATAATTTGATTGACAGGCGTTGAATCATGACCTTGCACCACTTTTTCGGTGAGTTGCGTCCGCATCCTGTCTCCCTTACTATATTCTCGTATGTCTTGCCCTTGATATAGACTGCCTCAAGTGCGTCGTACTTGTACCCCTCACCTGCTGCCTCTGCATCCTCTTTGAGTGATGCAAGAGCCTGTTTGAGATGCTCGAACAGAATGACCGTCTCTGCACGGCACTCTCTAACCGATTGCAGGAACGCTCTTTCTGCTGATATGTTGTATTTGCCTATATCCGGCACTTGAGAGGTCTCTGATACCGCCTCTTTGATGTACCGCTCCATTTCACGATAGTTTTCGAGATATAGCAGGGTTTTGTCAATGACTGTCTGCTCTTTTTCCTCTTTCATGCTTTTTCCTCGCTTTCTGCTTTCTTCTCATAGGCAGACCGTGCATTTTACGCCAGTTATTCGTGTTTTGGCGATTTGTGCATCTTTGCGAATCGCACATTTTCATAATTGCCGTTTTTACCTGCTCCGCTGTGACACCCGTTTGCATGACTGCCTCGACGAACTGTTCTGCCGATGTTTCGACCTTGATTTCCGGTCTTTTATATTCCTTTTTTTCTGTAACGCCTTTGTTGACTGTCGCCCTGTCTGCTGCCTGTTCAATCATGTCCGAAATCTCATTTTCTGTCTTTCCGGCTTTTCTGAAATGCTCAATCACGTTTTTCACGATGCTCATAATTCCCATATTATCACGCTCCTCCTTTCCATTTACGCAAAAGGGAGTTGTTCGTCAACGCCGTCCGGAATACTCATGAACCCGTCACCTGCATCCGTATAACCCGCATTTTGCTCCTGTTCTCCTGCTGCTTTCTTACTTTCTGCAAATTCCTGTTCCTCAATCACAACATCGGTCGTATATATCTTTTGACCGTCTCTGTTGGTGTATGAACCTGTCTGAATCCTGCCCGTAATAGCAATTTTTGTTCCCTGCTTGAAATACTTCTCTGCAAATTCGCCGTTTTTGCCAAATGCAACGCAGGAAATGAAATCCGCTGACTGCTGCCCGTCTCTTGCACCTCTGCGGTCGACTGCCAGTGTGTAACGTGCCACGCACATGGATTCTTGTGAACTGTTCTGCTGTGTATATCTGACATTCGGGTCTCTTGTAAGTCGCCCCATCAATATAACTTTATTCATTCGCCGTTTCCTCCCGTTCTCTCTGCATCACATATTCATTTTGCATTTTCTGCAATCTGACAAGTCCTTTTTTGAACTCAAGGTCATCGCCATTCATGCAGACATCGAATATTTTCTCATAATCAACAATATGGGTCTTGATGAACTCTGCCTCTGCTGCCGTCCTGCTCTCATTGATAAACATTCCCTTGACTGCCTCTTTTATCATTTCGCAATGGGTCTTTTCCTCCTCCGTCTGTGGAGGTGTGCTTGCAACCAAACGGTCATAGGCGTTGTCAATCGCTCCTGCAATCAATTCTCTCCAACCTTTGCCCTTTTCCCCGATTAACTGGTTTTCAATGTCCTCGAATCGGTTTCCGTGTCCTGCTGCCACGATGCGGATGTCCTTTTTGCCCTTTGCTGCATTCAGAATCAAATCGTCATCGTATGCCTCCATGTAATAATCAAATTTCGCATCGAAATTCTCTCTCGGATTGATGATGATTTCCGGCTGACTGCTGCCCTCCGTCTTGATACTCACTCCGATGTATTTTGCATCCTTGATTTTCGCATTGATAAATTCTGCCTTTAATGTGCTTTTGTTCATGCTGCTCCTCCATTCACTAATCTGTTGAGTAACTGTTCATACATGGTCTTGTATGTGTCTCTTTCTGTCTGCAATCTGATTGTCTCCTCTGATGATGCCATTTTTGCGATTTTCTCATTTTTCTCTGTGTTGGCTGCTGCATACTGGTTGACCTGTTCAATCAGTTCTTTGCAGTCTTTTTCCATTTCCTCGATTTCTGTTTTGAGGTGGTCAATTTCCTCCTGTTGCTCTTTGATTGTCTCATTGTATTTCTTCGAGGTTTTCATGTTGCCGTCAAGCTGCAAGGAAATCATGAGAGCGATGTCGATGTTCTCCATCTCTTTGTCTGAACACTCCCCGATATACGTTCCGATGCGTTCTGTTGATACCGAATAGACCTGCTCACATAAAACGGTGCTTGGTCTGCCTGTTGACCTCACTGTTACATGTGTCGGGAGGTCTGTTTTCGGCTGCGTGGTCATATATACAACCTCAACGACATTGCTGTTCTCATTGTTCTTGTCATTGCTTACAACGACCGCCGGACGGTCGGAGTGCTGTTCGCTCCCGCTATACGACACCCCCCCTCTGCTGATATAGAACATTTCGCCTCTTTTGATGTTATTCATGTCTTTTCCTCCAATTCTTCAAACTGTATTTGATGATATATGCAAGCTGCATCAAATACGGGTGTCTCTGTTTATAACTCATTCTGTCTCCTCTGTGCCACGCCTAAACCGATAACGCACCAACCGTCTGACAGTCCGCTGCATGTGATGTCATCGTCTTTGCAGGTGATTCTCATGTCTGCCGTCTCTCCGGTTGCTTTACCTGCTACAAATACTACTAATTTGACGACATTTCCGACCTTGAATCCGTCGTCTTTTGTTATCATGTACGGTTTCCTATATTCTCCCGTGTATTCCTCGAATTTGTCCTGTGACACTCTGATTGTCTTTATTTCCTCCGGTGCTGTTGATGGGAGTTTCTGCATCTTCTCCTCCTGTTCCATCTCACGGAGTTTTTTCTTTGTCTCACGGTCGATTGCATCCTGTTCCTCTGAATACCTCTGTTCGTCGGTCTTGTATGCCTCTGCACGGTTCTTGTACTGGTCGCATGAGGTACATGTTCCGGTCTTAACATTGCAAGTCTCATATTCGGTGCAGGAATAACAGAGAGATGTGATTCCCTCCGGATGAGGTGTCTCATAATCGTCGCCCGCTCTTGCCTCCGGAGGATTCATGCCGTTTTCTTCCGTGTCGGATTCTGACACCTGCTGCCCTGCTGCTTTCGCCTCTTTCATGTCTTTCACTTCTTTGTGTGTCAGTTCTCCGGTCTCTGAAAATTTCCCCAGTGTCTCACGCTGTTCATCCTCCGTCATTCCGCTCAATTCATAAGCTGCGGAGAATGTGAGGCGTTCTTTCTTGAGTTCCTCTTTCCATTCCGGAATCAGATTGTTATTGATTGCCTCAATCTGTGCAATCTTTGTTTTGCTCACATGCAGCATTGAGGAAATCACATCCCTCAATCGTCCGGATTGCAGGTCATATCCCTTGATTTTCTTTCCTGCTGCTTTCATACGCTCAAGAGATGCCTTGAGGCGTGTTTCCTCCTCAATCATGTCGGAAATGGTCTTTGAACGGTATGAGTTGGCGATGATAATTTCAACCTGTTCCTCGTCATCGTCCTGTGGTGTGGTCAATTTACTGGTTGCAAGTTCAAAATCTTTATACCCCTTTGATACGAGGTATTTGAGAGCCTCCCACCGTCTTTCACCTGCGACGATTCTGTATTCGCCTTTTTCGCACGGTGCATATACAAGTTCGAGGTTCTGTTTCAAACCGGACAGGAGGATGTCTCCTGCCAGTTCTTCGATGTCTGCAACACTATAAAAATTCATGTCGTTGCGGTACATCTTGAAAATTGAAATGTCCTTTGTGCGGAATCTTGCTCTCGGAGATTCGTCAATCCCTGCTTTGCTGTTCTTGTTGAGTGCGTCTTTCACGCTGAATCCTGCTGCCATCTGTTCACCCTCCTGTCATTACTCTGTGAGTTTCTGTTTTTTTGTCTCGGTACGTTCGACGTTGATTTCGCCCTTGCTGTTCTGCGAAATAGAGGCTTTCACGCCTCCACGGAGGTTCAACGTGACCTTTGCCAGTCCTCCGGTGTAAATTTCCTCAACTGCTGCCTTGAGAATCTTCACAATTCCCTCTCCGCATCTTTTGTCCGGTGTTGCTGCCTCTCCGAACAATACAGCGACGTTCTGCATCGCCTTTTCTTTTCTCTGTTTCTCTTTCTGATACTCAACCGCATCTGTGCAGTTACATGTCATTGTTGCCTGTTCCTCTGCCTGTGCTGCTGTCAGTTCTTCGTCTGCCTCAATCTGCGTCATTTGACCGCAGAATCTGCATTTTGCTGTTTTCACGATGTTTCCCATGTGCTTAATCCTCCGCATTTATTTTCTCTATTCTCAACATGTATGTGAGATATAATTTTCCGTCTCGTCTGAACCCTTTGCATCTGCTGCAATATTCATTCGCATCCATTCTCATTATTGCAATGGGATTGTTTCTTTTTGGGATGTCTACCGTCACAAGTGCCTCTCCCCATCTTTCGGTTTTTATGTTTGTTTTGACATTGAAATCAGTGCCTCCGACTTTTTTCATGAATTTATCTGCATCCGCATATAATTTCGCCCAATCATGTTCTTTCATGTCCTACCCCTCCATTTCCTTGAGTAACTCATGCACAACGCATCTGTAATCTTGAGACACGATTCCACGCTTTGAAAATTTCGGGAGTGGTATCATTGCCGTTGTTGATTTCTCTGCAACAATGGAACGGCGAACCGGAGTGACAAACATGTCAAATCCGGAATCTGCTTTCAGCCACTCCTCAACCTCAAGAGAGGTCTTGTTTTTCTGTCGCATGGTCATAAGTGCCTTGATTCTCAAATCCGGATTGATGTCTCTCAAGTCCTCAATCTGCTCCTCAAGGTTCTGCAATGCCTCGATTTCATATCCTCCAACCTTTACGGGTGCAATGATTAACTCTGCCGATATGAGGATATTGATGACCACCATGTCAAGCAGTCGACCACAATCACAAATGCAATAATCGTATGCGTCTGCTACCTCCTCCAACGCCTCACGCAATCGTGTGACTTGATTGTCCTCTGACTTGAGCAGCAAATTCATGTCCGTTTTCATGAGATAGCCGTTCGCCGGAATGATGTCAACGTGTGAGTATTCCGTCGGGCGAATCAAATCACCCGTTTTGTATGTACCGCCGACACATTCATGTTTCTCAAGCAGCTCACTCATTCCGATTCCGTCCGGTTCAAATACCCCGAACGTCTTTGATGTATCGCCCTGCGGGTCTCCGTCTAACACAAGCACTCTCTTTCCCTGCTCCTCGCCCAACATATAGGCGATTGAATCGGATGTCGTCGTTTTTCCGATTCCTCCCTTTGGTGACATTACTGCAATAATTCTCATGTTGTTTCCTCCTGTTATCCTGTTATATTTTTTAGTCCATAAATTCGGACGCTATATCGACCGCAACTGCTGCCACGAATAAAATCACCGCAAGAAATACCATCGCAAGCATGACAACCGCTGCAATACCTAACGCAATCAATACTTTCATCGCTTTTCTCCTCAATTCTTGATTTTCCCGTCCTTGAGGATGCTGTTGTTCGGGATGCTCATGTTCAGATTTCTCTCCATGTGTACCGCATCCGACAAATTCAGATATTCCTCAATGACCTTGATTGCCTCCTCTGCTGAATAGCAGGTTGCAACAAAATGTCCGGCTGCTGCCATATCCGCAAGGAACTCTTTTTGCGTGTCCTGCTGTCTGTTGTTCCCGAATTTCATTTCAACGAATAACCCGCAGTATGAGCCTTTCGGATATGGGAGGCACAAATCAGAAACACCCGCTTTGACACCCATCTGTTTGAATTTGACTGCCTCCTGCTTGTTTCGACTTCCTCCGTTTGGTACATGGAACAACCACTTTAATTCCGGATAACGGTTCATGTTCCATCCCGCCCATGACACGACGTTGATTTGCTCCGTGTCCTCACTTCTCTTTGCATATCTCATGTTCATTCGCTTTCGCCTCCTCTTTGCACATGTCATAATATTCGCAGAACAGACATACATGTTTGCAGTCCTTGACCTTGAGCATGTGTCTGATTCTTTCAATGATTTCTCCCGCCCTCACCTGTCCTGCTCCTCCATTTCTAAAATCATATAGGCATGAATAAAAATGGTTTTCTTTTTCCTGCCGAACTCGTCACGCCCTCCGGACTGCTCCTGCATCCCTGCGATGCTTTTCTTTGCCTCCCACCATCGGCGGGTCTTTCCCTCTCTCGGAATCGGCTTAAAATACACCTTGACCGTGCTTTTCGTGATTGCAAACTGTTCTCTGCTGATTTGCAGGATGTCATCGAATCCCGCTGCCTTGACTGCTGCCTCGGCTTTTCTGAAATATCTGTCTTTTGATTCCGGTTGCCAGTCAAAACTCATTTCCCGACCACCTCCTCAATCTCTTTCGTCCTCTGCATGATTGCACTGTTGTATGAATAGACATACACGCCATTGCTCCACAAATGTTCCCTCGCACCCTTTTCACCGTAGTTATACGCTGCAAGTGCATCCTGCACCGTGCCGTATTTCTTGAGCAGGTATGAGAGGAAATCAATCCCGACCCTCACATTTTGATATGGGTTCATGAGGTCGGTGCAGTTCAACCGTTTCATCCGGTCAGTGTGCCATTTCTCATATATCTGCATATATCCCTTTGACTGCCCGCCGTCTCCGACCTTGTCAAATTCATATCCGGATTCATGCTCAATGATTGCCAGTACAAGGGCATAGGGAACGTCATATTGCTTGCATAGACATCTTGTGTATATCTGCATTTTCTCCGGAAAATAGCCTTTATCCGCATACTGTTCCGGTAACTTATAAAGCACGAATCCCTCAAGGTCATCGCTCCCCCAGTCCTCGGACATACCATCGAAAACCTTGTATTTGCTTTCGGTCTCCTCTGCTGTCTGCACGATTGTTTCCGGATTCTGTACCACTTCCGCATGTGTCGTCTCCGGCTGCTCCTCCTCGGTCTGCTCCGGCTCTTTGATATTCACTATCATCAAGCACAACACCGTCATCAATACCGCAATCATTGTCAAATGGAACGCATCACGTCGTCCTGCATGTCTTGCCCGTCTTTTCCGTCTTTTCACTTTGTAGCCTCCTTTTCCTCATTCGTGCATGTATGTAAAACATGCAGTTAAAATCGTTATAGTACACATTTGCGTTCGTGAAATCCATGTCCGGATACCACTTTTTTAATATCTCCGGTATTGAATCCCTATCTTTGACCATACCGTCAACAAATGACCCTATTTTTTTATAGCTGCCTCCTGCTGCCGGACGTTTGGAGTGTACGACCTTGATTCGTGGGTCTCTCAATCCCTGCGAACTGTTCCATCTCTTTTCCGACGGAACACGGTTCTTTTCCTCGACGATGTAATTTGCCATACCGGACAAACCGTTTTCGTCTGTCTGCAACCTGCGAACCTCATTCCTGCTTGACTGTTTCCAACAGGATTCAACCGTCTCCATGTCTAAAGCACCATCCATGACGATGTGATGATGCCATCTGACTTCCGCATCCGGATTGTATGCGGTCACATAGACATATTTTGCGTTCGGGAGACCTCTCTTTTTCCTCTGATAGTTGATGCGTCGGATGTACTTTTGCACATTCTTGATTGCTGCATCAACATCCCCATCCGGCGGGAGGTGTGCGTCATCATAGGTCAATGTCATCCAAATATCACGGTCGCTGAAATTCTCGTTGATTAACCTCTCAACGTATTTCCTTGCGTTCTTGTCATTCAGATTCTTTTGAGCCTTGTTGTTGTCTTTCTTGATTGTCCTCCCCTCCGGAGGTACTTCATCCATACTCCGGAACTGCGGATATATCTCAATTTCAAACTGGTCTCCTGCTGTTATCTCTTTGAGGGCATATATAACTTTCTTTCGATGTTGAAACAGGTTCTCAATGAACCACTCATGCATGTCCTCCATCGCTTTGTTATATGCTGCCTCATAGTCATACGGGATATATTGCATCCCTCTTTTTCTTGCCATCTGACACATGCCTCCTGTTATGTTTTCGCAGACTTGTTATTATCTATTACAAGGACGATAAAAGTTCCGAAAACCCTTGATTTTATAGACCTTTTCGGTCTCTTTTCAAGTTGCTTTTTTGTGTCAGATTTGCTATAATATTTCTAGTGAATTTCAAGTCTGACACGACTTGCACCGGACATCTGCTCGCAACGGATGTCCTTTTTCTTTACTCAAAATCATAGTCGAATATTCTCTCGTCTCCGGAGAGAACAATGTCTCCGTGTTTTATGTATGCCTTGCATTTGAAAAATGTCTCTGAATGGTCGTGTGATTCCTCAACCTCCTTTTCATCAAGTTCCAACTCAATGACGCTCATTTGTCTCATTCCTCTAATCACAAGAAACTTGCAAGCGTCAATCGGGTCTTTGCACATATAGACAACGCCATCCCACGACTTTTTGAGAATGCCCTCGGCGTATATCTTCATCATTGTTTCTTTTGGTGCTGCATGATAAAATCTCATTTTCTCACTCCTTTGCTGTTGTCTTTTATACGGTCGCAACCGCAAGTTCTCTTTTCTTGTCGCATCTTCCTCCTCTGCTCTTATCACAAGGGCGACCACTGCAATGGTTGTCCTTTTTCTTTGCTCTCATGCTCCTGCTATGTACTGCCCCGCCGTTATGACGGGGCGTTTTCATTAAACGGCTGCAACCGCCTCTTTCTGTTCCCATCTGCGACGCTCCTCTGCTTTTCCTGCTGCCTTACCCTCGGCATACGCAGACATCACCATAATGGTCATTGACTTTCCCTCAAGGTCGTCGATGTTCATGAATTTTTCTGCCATGCTCTCAATCACTGCCTTTTTCTCACTTCTCGTCATTCTCAACACCTCCTCTGATTCGCTCAATCTCTTTTTCTATGTTCTTTCCGGAATAATCTGCAAGCAGTTTTTCCGAAATGTGATACGTCCAAATTGAGGACATCTGCACCGCCGTTCCTATCGGGAGTTTTCCCTGTTGCATTGCTACCCTCACGAATTGCGGTGACACATTGAGGATTGCTGCTGCCTCTGTCGGCAATATTCGTCCTATATCCATCCTGTTTCCTCCTGTTGGTGGTTCTCTCGGTCTTTTCATCCCGTCCACCTCTTTTCCGGCAATGTACACCGTGTTGATGCTTTTCACATTAAAAATCATCGAAAACCTGTTGACCATCCACGCACTTTCTAGCAGGTGCGACCGCTGCCATGTTTCCCACGGTATCGCTGCACGATGTCTTTCGGCTTGCCATCGTCAGAGTGTCGGTTGCCATCCGGACACTGACGGGGCGACTGCTGCCCCGTTTCGGCTTTGAGTTGTCTGCTTTTCGTCCTCGCAGTATAATGAATGTGCTACCATTTCAAAATGACAGGAGGTGAAAACCATGAATTATGAACTTTTCAAAACTCAACTCATTCGCTCTTTGCAGGATGCAGGTCATTCCGAATCGGAGATTGAGGAATTTCGGAAAATTCTCAATACTCCGACCGGAGAACTGATTGTCCGTGCTGCTTGGCTTGCTGCAAAGACGAAATAATTCTTTGTGGAGGAGTGCGTCACCACTTCTCCACTGTTTTTCTAATCTCTCCGATTGCCTTTTCAACAATCGAGGTGATTTCTTTTGTTTTTTCCGGAGATAGCATCGCATCTGTTTTCACTTCAACTCTCATGTTCTCCATGTACCCCTCACGCCGTTCAAAATTGATGCATCTTTCAATACTGCATCCACCGTATTCATTTCTTATTTCTGCCACTTTTTCGCCTCCTGTTTGTATCTTGTAAATACATCATAGTATTTTCAAAATACTTTGTCAACAGTTTTTTGTATCTTGAATGTACTTTTTCTATTGATTTTCTTTTTTTGCTGTGCTATGCTACGAACATGGAGGTGATAAACATGACAGAAAACGAACGTGTCAGAGAATTGAGAAAAACTCTCGGTCTCACTCTTGAAAAATTTGGTGAACGTTTGGGCGTTAAAAAAAATGCTATTAGTGCAATAGAAAATGGTCGCAATTCTCTCACAGACCAAATGACAAAAGCAATCTGCCGTGAGTTTGGAGTTGATTATATATGGTTGACTACTGGTGAGGGCGAAATGTTCGTTGACACGGACGATGATTTCATCGAACGCATTGACCGCATCATGGCGGGTGAGGATGAGGCACGAAAAAACCTTTTCAAATTTATGCTTGAGTTGAGTGACGAGGACATCGCAGCTCTTGACCGCTTAATGAAAAAGGCGATTCGTTTCTCAAAAGGTGAGATTGATGAATAATGATTTGTATAATGTCCTTTTCAAACTGTTATCCCAGTCTGATGAATCAGACATCCGCATGGTCTGTTCTTCCTTGCTTGGTTATTTGGTTGGAAAAGGCAAAATTTCCGTTGATGAACTGGATGAATATATTTCAGTTATTAAAAAAGACTGACAGTCTTTCAACTGCCAGTCTCATGTGTGTATAGATACAACACGAATTTATATATCCTCTTGAGGATGCGTTCGCTGTGTATCTTTCCGACTATTTCGACAATAGCCTCTTTGTAATTCAAGGGAGACACCACCCCCTTTCCGAATTGCATTGTATCATATATTTCCATGATTGTGGAAATATCGAGGTTGATTTCCTTGACACTCCCCACAGCTAAAGCAGGGGGATTCTTGTTTCTTCCACTACTGCATTGGCAAATACCTTACGGTACTGCAATGTCTTACACAGTGTCCACAAGCTATATTTATC